CCCAACCCATTCCTCGCCAGCCGCGGATGCCTCCTCGCCAGCCTCTGTTCCTTGGGCCACTGTTGTAATTCCAGGCGCACGTCTTCGAACAGAAAGTATGAATCTCGCGAGCGATAGCCGCCCTCGTCCTCTTGAATTGGGCGCCACAGTAATAGCACGAGACATCAAGCATTGCTGGCCTGTAGCCGGAATCCACCCGGCATCGTCTAGAGCAGAACCTGATTCCAGAGCGGCCTATAGTACTTGGATAAGGGCTGAATCTCTTACCACAACCCACACATTCGCGCTCACGTGATTGGCGCTCCAAGGAGTGAATGTGCCGCCGACAAGTTTTGGATTCGTACGAGATAGGCACTTCGCATACTGGGCACTTTGGCCGCTGACGAAACCGGCGATCCGCATAGGCGCATGCCAGCGAGCAGTATTTACGTGACGGATGCCCATCATGAACTGGCTCGATTCGGCAGTGCGCACACAGTTTCCGAGGATTCTTTTGGCACGCTCTAGAACAGAAGCGCTGCAAGCGGTTGGAAGAATGTTGGGGAAATGGCCTAGCACATCGCGGGCAAATGGTGAAGGTTCTCATTCTCCGAATCGCTCTAAGTAATCACGCAGCGCTGGGCGATTCGCCGTATTCCATTGATGGCCTGCTTTCATTCCTCTTTCATCATGAACGGCACAGAGGCTGACTAGTCGATGGTCGTCTGCCTTGACGCCCATTCGACCATAGCCCTCTTGGATATGATCGAGCCTCCAAGTATTCGGCGGCTCGCATCTGATCTCTCCGCCTTCGATGACCCAGGCTGGACAGGGATAGGTATTGGTAGCCATCAGTCGAGCGGCGATCAGGGGATCGAGGCGTTCGCGTAGCGTCGCGGCCACGACCGCCGCATCGCGCCGCAGAACTAGCGTCTGTAGTTCTACCCAATCCGCGGAGGTCAGGGTCCTGTTTCTGCGCGGCGCACGCCTGATATATCGCCGCTTCACTCGCTGTTCAGTCATGGGTAGCATGATAGCACCGCTAGTGCGCCGCGCAATGGGGCTAGACGCGGCGGCAGGGGAGGGGTAAACTCTGGCGGCTCGTTCATAGTCACGGGCATAACGGAAGCCCCGCCGAGGGGGGCTGGCGGGGCTCCGATAACGATCTGCGGGCCGGAACAGACGGTTTCTCGTCTGGTCAATTCGCATCTCGCAGACAGCATCATATCAGACCGACAAGCCCACTTGTCAATAGGCCGGAAAGGTAGTCAATGCCCGAAATACATGAGATACGCGACGCTGACCTTGAACTGAGCGCGGCCATCGACACGGTGACGCTGTTGATCGAGGAGGCGCACGATTTCCGAGTGCGGAATGCCTACCGTCTCGCATTGCATGAACTCATGCGCTGCGCGGCGGAGACGGGGGAATGAATCAGCCGCTCCCTTCTGAGCCAGTCATCCAAGTCCTCAATCACCTCGAAGGTGTCAGGCGTTCTGGCAGTGAATGGGCGGCTCGTTGTCCGGCTCACGACGATCATCGTCAGTCCCTGAGCGTTAGCGTCGGTCCCGAAGGCAAAGCACTGGTCTATTGCCACTTCGGATGCCAGTTTGCTGCCATCGTGGACGCAATGGGCATGAACAGCACGGACTTTTTCCCACCGACGAATGGCTACGCCGAACACACCATCAACTACCAGATCAAGGACGGAGCCGGAACGCTGGTAGCAATCCACGTCCGCACCGATCCAGGCAAGAAGTTCTCATGGCGCCAGCCCAACGGACAGATCGGTTTGGGAGGTATCAAGGCCGCCGATCTTCCGCTGTACGGCAGCGAGCGCATGAGCCTTTGGGAGAAGGACGAAAGCCTCATCGTCACTGAGGGTGAGAAGGACGCCGACGCTCTTATCTCGCACGATTTCGCGGCGTTGGCAACCGTAACCGGAGCCGCCTCCACTCCAAGCGAGGGTCCGCTCTCCGTGCTCCGTGGCCGCAACGTTCTGCTATGGCCTGACAACGATCAGCCCGGTGTGGAGCATATGCAGCGAGTTGCCAAGGCATTACGTGGAGTCGCGGCCGAAGTGAAGCTGATCCGCTGGACGACAGCGCCGCCCAAAGCTGGTGCCGCTGATCTCGTCGGGATCGAAGGGGCCGCGGCTGTTGAAGCTCTAGTCGCCGCGGCAACGATCATCCAGATCGGAAGATCGTTCACCACCGACCACGAAATTCATACGGCTGCCTTTGAAGCGCAGGACGTTCGCATTGAGTTCGACCTGATCCGCACTGATTCCCATGGCGAAACGTTCTCGGAGATCACGATCTATGTCGGCGGAGCCACGGAACCACTCCACAAGTCACGACTCAATCTCCTGAGCACGCTCGCCAAGGCGACACTCGCCAATGCGCTTGGCAAACGAACCGCTCCAGCAGACATAGCCTGGGACGAGATGATCGAATGGTCATCGCTGCGAGCATTGACAGCTCATCGGCGAGGTAATCAACCAGTGCCACTCAACCAAGCACCTGAGCCGCCATCACAGGTCGATCTGCTCGGCCCGCTCATCTCGCCCTCTGGCGTGACGATCTTCTTTGGGGATGGGGGAAGCGGCAAGTCTCAGATCATCCAAGCCATGGCCCTTTCGATTCACACTGGCTATGACCTGCTCGGCTACATTCCTTCGGTTCAACTCCGAGTCCTGTATCTCGACTGGGAGGATGAAGACTGGGTGCATCGTGATCGAATGCGCCGGTTGCTCGGTGAGGAATCGGACATGCTCTACCTACGCATGTCGCGCTCACTGGCGCAGTCAGTGGATCAACTGCGCCCCATTGTTCGAGATGAACGCATCGGCCTCATCGCCGTGGATTCGCTGGCCCCTGCATCGGGTGGTGACGCCAACGAACAATCGACCGCCGATGAATTCTTTGCCGCTCAACGCCGTCTCGAAGTGCCGATCATCTGCACAGCCCATAACACCAAAGCGCAGGACGATCAGAAGCCGTTTGGCTCGGCGTTCTACCACAACCTCGCGCGCCGCACCTGGTACGTGAAGAACACGCAGGAAGCAGACTCGCCAGAGATGACAGTCGGCCTGTTCAACCGCAAGAACAATCTCGGGCCGCGATTCAGAGACATTGCCTACAAAGTCACCTTTGCAGCAGAGCGCACCACTATCGTTGTCACCGACCTTCGCAACGTGCCGCAGCTTCAATCCAAGGCATCGATGCGCGAGCGGATCAAGTCTCTACTCTCGGATGGGGCACTTCTAGTCCACGAGATCGCCGAGGAGCTTGGCTACGAGGGGCCGTCAGGAATCCAGGCGGTGCGTAACACCCTGAATGGCGGCGAAGGCAAGGTATTCGTGAAGTTCTACACGCCCGACCGCAAGTATCGTTGGGGAAACATGAGCGACGGTTCAGGGACCAACTAGTTGGGCGGCGATTTGCCCTACTGATTCCACGGATTCCGTTGTGAATGTGATTGTTCCTGCTAGATCGGTGGCTCCCAACTAGTTGCCAACTAGTTGTTCTGGTCAAACCAACCACCTATTGCGCCCCCCGTAGGGGCGCTAGTTGGGTGGACTAGTTGGGGGTAAAAAGAGAGCCGCAGATCACGGCCCGCAACGATTAGGGAACCTGGAGCCAGCCTAGTTCTCTGAAGGCGGCGATGGCATTGTTGACGCCGAGCTTCTGGTATGCGGCGTACAGATGATTCTTTACGCTCTGGCGGGAGATACCCAGCTCGTATGCGGCCTCGACCGCCTTCTCGTACTGAGCAACCGCCATCAGCACTTCCATCTCACGGGGCGTCAAATCGCCTTTCATAGATCGACCCGCATGATGTTTGGGTCCACATCCCCATCGAAGTTCATTGCTTGGATCAGGTGTTTTCCGCCGCGAGGACCGAATCCTGTCCACGTCACTCGGTAGCGACCGCGAATCAGAGATCGTACATGACCGAAATCTAGATCGGTACCTGGTGCTTGGAACGCCGACCACAGAAGTTTCCGGCCTCGGTGCCTGCGAATCTCGATCAGGATTGGCCGCTTGAACAACTCGCCTCTGTTCATAGCGCGATCTCCAGCGCCGCACGCTTGGCCTCATTGAGCGTATCGGCCTTACCGGATGCTTGGATGCGAACCTTATTTGCGGCGTGTCTGGCGCGCCTGAGAGAGTTTATCCATTCGCGCCCGTGTGTCTCTAGATAGCGATTGTTTCGTTCTCGATGCGTCGCCTTAGCGCAAGCCTTGCAAGCTCTATAGCCGCCTCTTCTGATCTGAGTATTTTCGGCGGTGAATTCATGCCCGTGGACACAGTGGGTTTGCCGAGCGTGTTGTGCTAGGGGCCCATAGCCCCTCAGGATATTCTCTCGAAGTGTTACTGGTTCGAGATGGTCTGGATTCACACACAGCTTATTTCGGCAGAGATGATCGAGAGTGAACCCGTCGGGAATGTGTCCTGCTAGCCGCTCATAGAGCGCCCTATGCGCCATCGTCTGCTTGTTGTTGATTTGGATTACACCGTATCCATCCCAATTCCATCCAGTCCAAATCCAGCAATCGCCGCTTGCGTCGATTCGCGACAGGATTCGGTTGAGAAGAGTTGTCTCATTCATCTCGAAGCCTCTATCGCCTTTTGTTTGGCGCTAACAAGACTGTCTGCTCGACCAGAATCCTGACTGCCGTTTTGGTGCGTAACTACCCAAATCCAACTTTCGTCGGTCCACATCGGGCGTACTGCTAGCGAGTTACCTCTCAGTTTCGCGGTCCAGCCCTTGTTACTCGATCCATGCCAGGCTACCCAAGGCGTGCTGAGTGCGGCGCGGCGCGAAGCTGAACCATCGGTAGCACCGATTCCATGGCCGTAGCTGGTATTGAAGGGCCGTTCTGGTATGCGGCCGACAACCTCCTCTTGCAGCGAGTATTCCGCCTGAGAGGAATTGGCTTTGCGGCGCTGTGCTATCACATGACCGGCAGCACGCAATTCCCTCAATCGGCGTGTACCCTCAGTGCCTCCGACATTGACGGCACAAATCTCTGCTGTCGATACCCACTCCTTTGATTTGAGTAGGTCGAGCACTAATTCCTTGCGGGTCTTACCTTGCAGATTAGTCATCGTCGTATTGTCCGAGCCCACATGGCATATCCAAACCGCCGCCGCAACCCTTCCAGCGTACTGATTGGTGGTGGTCCGCTGACCGCCCGCATCTTGGACACTAGAAACCATATTTCTCGCAGAGCATCCCGCGCAAGCAGTGCGCCTAGAACTCCCGCGAATACTTCTATGGTCATGGCGTGATAACCGCTGGCTCGCGGCCCTCGGCTTCCTGCCGCATACCTTGGATCAACGTTCCGATGTTCGCACTACTCATCTGATCGAGCAGTGCCGTAAGCGTGGAACGTGCCACGCGGCCATCCTCGGGAATATCCACGCCGAGTTCTAGAAGCGAGTCTGCATAATCGAGGATCGCGCGGCTGCCCCACGAAAGCTCGCCAGCCAGCCGCCGCACTTCTGAGATTTGAGCTTCGTTTGCACCAGCCGTACGTCCGCCGCGCTCCACGCCTTCGACGTTGGACGGCCCGAGCTTCACTTCTTCTTCGACCAGCTCGCCGCCAGTCGCCTCTAGGATGCGGCCCAATACTTCAGCGTCGTTGGCGAGCACCTCGGGCTTTGCGGTCCACTCGGTCTTTTCGATCTGTGGCGTTGCGGTTGTGGATGCCCCTGTGGCCTCACCAGACGGTCGCTGAGCCACGGAAGCTATGCGTGCGGCACTTTCCTCGACCGGCTCCTCTGCAACGTCCTGCGTGAACAGTCCTGACGTGGCGGTGGCCCGCAGCACGGAGCCCACGAATGCGCGCTTCTCGCTCATCTTGAGCAGCGTCACGCCGAGGTCATATGCCTCGCGTACGTCACCGGTCGCGGGTCCAACCTGGTCGGTGATTGACGCGTCGTTATGTCCGAATTGGCTCTTGCAATTCAGACAGTACCAGCCGCGCGGCTCGGCGCCGTACTTTGAGCGGATGATCTTGGGCTGCGAACAATTGGGACAGACTTTGGAATCGCGGCGGTAGCGCTTCTCCCAACTATTAGCCGTACCGTGTCCGACTGCAACAATCGGTCCAGAGAAAGAACCGACGTGCAGGAATGCCTCGGCGTAGAAGGTCAGGGGTGGAGTCTTCTCTCCGTCGCCTGACTCGAAGCGTGTCTCGACTCTGGCCGCAAGACCGTAGAGCTGGGCCAGCTTCTCGGCGCCGCTCTTGAACAGCGTCGGCTTGGGCGTACCTGGGATCAGGCCGTAGTCTTCATCGAGCACCATGTACTCGCGCTGCGCTCTCGCGACGCGCTCGCGGCCCTTCTTGAGTTGTGCTAGCCGCGCCTCGAAATCCTCATCACTCAGCGTCGCCAGAGCTTGTACGCCATCGGCCGCGCGATAGCCGTTGATAGCCAGCGCGTATTCCTTTGCGGCAATCTCCTGCGCCGCGTCAGCCAGTTCGGTTTTCGTTGCCATCTAAAACCTCAACTTACTTCCAGCCGGACACCACGCTCGAACGCCGCACCATGAACACGGTCCTTGACGACCCTGTGCGACTCCGGTTGCGGGGAAATGTCCTGCTAACATCATATCATGGGCCGTACGTACTTGGGAAGCGAAAGCATTGACCGTCGAACTATCAAATGGCGCCCAAGCGACGGGTACATAGTCTGCGGCTTTCTTGGCCGAGGCGCGTACCAGATAGTCGAGCACAGCGCCCTTCTCAATGCGGCCTGTCCGCTGTCGAAAGGCGGTTGCGTAGCCGACGACTTGGACCCAATGCCCGTTCGGATCAGGCGAGCGCATCGTTGTTTTGAGGTCGCGGACAATATCTTCATCATCAACGAGGTCGATCACCCAACTATAGGCGATGCCGTTGATGGTCAGTTGTCCAGGCTCCTCGACCATCGCGGGCTGCACGTGAGGTGCGACCCGAGAATGGTGGACCTTGATGAGCCCGATGCCTGAATCCTTCGCTTTGCCAGCGTGTTCCTCCGGGCTTTCTACGTCATAGATCGCGGTGTCATAGGTCGAGCTGAATACATCGAGCACCACGTCCAGCGGTTCGTCTACCTTCGAGGTGATCTTCTGCCGGTAGTTGTGCTCGACAGCGGTATGCGCCGAAACCCCTAGCGTGGTCTTGACGTTGGGTGGATTCCGAATGCCGCGAATGTTGATGATCTCCCATTGTTTGGGACATCGGAAGAATCCTTCGAGCGAGCTGCCGCTAAGAACAAGTGGATCACTCATGCGGCGAGCTTAGGAGTCGCTTTCGACAGGTTGCGTGTCGCGGAAATATTCTCTGACCCAGGTTATGCGGCGTGGACCCAAGTTATGGGCGATGTGGCTGCGATCCAAAGCGTGAGGGTATTCGGCGAGGAATCTGCGTAGTTTGCGGGCCGCCGCGTAATTCGACCTCACGTCGCGTTGCAGCACCATCGCCGCGTCAATTGTTTCGCGGAGCGCGGCTTCCTGTTGAGCAACAGTCAGAGTTTGCCGCAAACGTCCGTCGATCTTCTCGGGCTTGCTTGGCGGAGTCCATAGTTTCCAAGCACGGTCAGTCATTTCTCGGCCGTCCGCGCCGTGGTCTGACCTGCTTCTCAAACGCGCCGCATTCGCAGCGCTCGATACCTTCTACTTCTCCGACAATGGCGGTCATGGATAGTCCGAGTCCTGCGGCGAGTAGTTTGAGACTGTCCCATTCAGGACTGGCGCGGCCGTTGAACCAGGTATACAGCGTGTCGCGGGCCAGTCCCGACCTCGCCGCAAGATTGAGCAGCTTGCCCTTGTAGCCGATCTCTCTGCGGATAAGCAGGGCCAGTTTCTCTCGTTCGTCGGGAGTCATGCCTTTGCCGCCTTGCGGATTCTCATAGCCCTGTGTCGATGATGGAGTCGTTCATGCGTGCGGCGGCACCATTCACAGTCGAGCGGCGCCGTGATCCTGCACACCGGACAATATCGCCAGCCGTCTACGTGAGCGTGTTTCATGGCGGCGCACTCTCGCCGCGTTCCTCGGCATCTAGGTCGAAGTATTCTTCGGCCTCGAACCGCAGCGCCCACCGATTTGCCTCGAAGGATCGTAAGACGAGGTTGAGTTGCTGCGGAGTCAGGGAAACGCCGGATGCCAGCTTGACGGCAGCCCATAAAGCCATCTCAGCGTTGATCGGTGCGTCGGTCGAATCGCCTTTCAAGGCTGGCATTCGATCCCTCGGCCTGAGCCGTCAAGCTCCCATCCCTTTGCGGCGGTACCGCACACTGAACAGTGATAGGAGCCGCCGCGTATCCCTTGTCTCTCGTAGGCGCGGCCGTGCGAGACACACAGCATGATCGGGTAGCTCAGACCTTCCTTGACGAACGCGATCGGCTCGCGGCACGGATTATCACCGACGAGTACGCCGTCTGAGCGCATCGGTCCGCCGCTACACCCTGGTCCGCTGCTATCGAAATCCTCAAAGCGAGAGTTTCCTAACCGTCCGGCATCCAGCCATTCGGCGCGCTGCGAATCTGTGATATGGGTCATGCCTTCTCCTCTGTGTGTGCAGCTATTGTAAGCGGGATCGCCGCAGATGGCAATGGGGCAAGATAGCCCGCCGCAGTCATGGACAGCTCGCCGCTCGGCCCTTCTATGACGTGATCGACTAGGAGCATGCCCAGCCAGGTTGCGGCTTTTAAATAGGTACGGGTCAGGTCCATATCGGCCTGAGACGGCCTCAGACTGCCGCTAGGATGGGTGTGGGTAAGGACGAAGCTCCTACAGCCAGCCGCGAGCACGGCCCTTAGTACGTCGGGGATAGGGACCTCGACCGATTGCGGTGTGCCCTCGTTGATGAGGATTGCCGCGAGCCGCGTTCCATCATCACGAATCGGCACCACGGCCGCAATCTCGTTCATGATCCTTCTACCCAATCCATAAGGACTACCATTGCGATAGTGCCGCCAATGAATCCTGTCACGACGCCTATCAACATTGCGGCAACTAGGTTGACGTGCAGCAGGAAGATTGCGGGCAGCGCGATCAAGACATATGGCACCAGCGAACCGAGCAGCACCACGCCAACGAATCGCAGGATCATGGCAATAACCTCGTCCCGCCCGCCGCCGCATCTATGAGCACTAGGAGCACCACGAATCCGACTGCGGCGAGTAGGCCAAGCGCAAAGCGATAGCCGCTGTTAGTCATCGCGCCGCCTCCTCATCGAGGATGGCTCGCTTGGCGGCTCGCAGGTCAGCTAGCACATTGGTCCGGTAGACACGCGGAGCGTGAATGTCAGCGGTGTACTTGCGTTGCAGAATGTCGATCTGCTCCATCGCTTCCCGTGCGCCCTCGCGCTTGGCTGCGGCAAGGGCTAGCGGCAAAGCTTCATTCAGGCGGAGACGGATGTATTGCTCTCCCTGTGCAAACCATGCGCCGCCCGGATTCAGCATTGTCAACAGCCGCTCGGCTGCCTCGTTGGTGGTCATCCTCGTCCTACTTCCAAGTCAACGCCGTTGACGTTGCTTCCTGCGCCGTCCCATCCACGCGGCTCGTCGCGGTGCGTGATGAGGTACTCCGGCTTGTAGACGTGCTCACGGAAGTCACGTAGTCCTGCGGCCATATCTTCGCCGCTACTAAGTGAGTCGAGCGTGGCAAGCGCCGCAGCTCGTAGGTCGTGAGACGCGGCGATCTCCTTGACGATTTGCGCCGCGTACGAATAGGCGTCCTTACGGCCAGCCTCGAAACTATCGCCGCGAGCATCCGCCGCATTTCTCTCCAGGCGTGCGACGATCTCGGCGATGATGTCGGCGAAGGTAGTCACGTCGTCACCTCGACTGCGGCCGGAAAGTCTGGCCGTGTAGTAATGACGTTGTACTGAATGTCGGACTCGATCGGGGGATGCTCAATCAGATCAAGGAGAAGCGCCTGCTTTGCGGCAGATGCAATCTCGGGCCACACTTCTTCTTTCGTGCGGTCAACAGTCACGCCGACGTACAGCTCGCGCCGTACGGTGACACTGATGACGTATCGCGCTGTGACTGTTACGTTCTGATTATGTGTCATGCGTGTACCTCTTTCGATTCTTTCTGAGCCAAAACGGTATAGCTGTTGAGTCGCGTTGAATCACGCCGCCAGTCGCGCTGCGGCAGCGTGTACAGGACGCGGCCGCGGTTGTCGAGCACCGCGATATGTCCGCCGCGATCTAGGTACCTCATGCCGCCACCTGCTGGGCCATTGCGACAGACTGAGCATCAGAGCGCGTCATGCCTTCGGCTTCTAGGCGACTAATCTCCGCCTCGGTAATCTCAGTGGCCTTTTGAGCCGCGATGCTTGAATTGCGCTCAGTGTGCCATGCGTCCCACCAGGCGCGATCGTGAGTCGCACTAGGATCAGGCTGCATCGCCGCTAGGTCGAGTGCGAAGCGGAGCGCCGTAGGCGCGTCAGTCCATGCGGGCGGGATCGGCTCGCCAGTGTCGCGGCCATCCTCGCGCATGGTGCCAGCTCGCGCGATGCAGATAGGCTTGCGGTAGCCTTCGACCTTCCAGTGCTCGGCACAGTGGTCGTGTCCTTTGGGCGCCTTCGCAGGCGTGGTGCCGCCGAGTCGCGGCCACGTACCGCCCGTCGTGATTCGTGGCGCGCGTGCTTTCGTGACTTTGTAGCCAGCCGCCGCGAGATAGGCGATCAGCTCGGCCTCAAAGCCTGGATCACGGTCGATTGTTTGGGGTGTCATGCTTTCTCCTCTTTCTCAAAGTCGAATCGGTGCAGAGGCGTGCCGTCGCGTACGACCTCGATATAGCCGCTGCCGTCCCTCGCGACGTAGGCGCGTGCGAATGTGCGCCACGTCGCCGCTTCCACGCTACTTGACTGATGGCCGAGCCTGTGAACGTACTTGGACCGTGAACTATCGTGGCCCGTTGCCTTCGCGATTGTTGCTGCCATGCTGTTATTCCTCTTTCCGATGCGTGTCGAGTTTGGACCTTAGATTAGCCTAGCAGACCAGCGGGATCGCCGCAAGTCACTATCGGTATTCCTTGGGCGGTAGCTGCTCACCTAATGCCCGCTTGACCCATTCCGGCCGCTTACCAGTAGTGAACGGCGAGAGTGTGACGGGGATACGCGGCAAGCTCCTATCCTCACCGCGCTCAACAGGCCGCACCAGGTCATGTCCGCCGCTATGCCCCGCTCCTAGCTGGCAGCGCCGCAGTCCGCGGATAGTCTGGAATACCTGGCCGCAGTCAGTCATCCGATGACCTCCGTTGCGTGCCGCGATAGTCCGGGGACAAAGGCGATGGATGGCTCGCGCCACGCGACGACCGTCACGCGGTACAGGTCCGCGACTCGCTCGCAAGCCTGTTGCCATGTCTGCGCGGGCATTACGTATACCTTGCCGCCTTGCGCGAGTACTTCAAACTCGCTTGGGCCAACTGCGCGCCGCATATCTATTCCTCGCCGCTATACGTTCCTAGCGCTAGATCGCGCTCGCCTGCTACCCCATGCAGGCGGCCGTGATCTAACTAAGGCGTTGGTGATTTCCTCTTTCCGTGCTCGCGCTAGGTCGCGCTGACTTAGACCGCCGCATAACGGGCTAGTCGCCGTGGTCTAACTCTGTCGATCGACCGCCGCAGAATGTAAGGCTTCTCGGCTCGCCGCAGTCCTCGTAGCTATTTCAAAGTCGGTCAACTCCCGCATGAGGAATAGCCACTGAGAATCGGACCACGAATGACTGTTGCGCAGGATTGTTTCGAAGGTGATGCGAGGCTCAAAAACTTTGGGCTCACCCTTTGCTTCTTTGTTCATTGGAACCTCAACTATGAGCTAGGACCTAAGCCTAAGCGGTATCGCCGCTTAATGCAAGCACGAATCTATTGCTGAACGGCGCCGCATACCCTCGCCGCAAACAATGCCTCTGGCAGCTCACAGGACGCCCCAGGACGGCCGCAAGTATCTATTCCGTGCTCAACTAGGCCCCACCTCAAACAATCCCAAGCTAGGGCGAAAGGGGGCGAGCATAGCGTTCTGCCCACATTCGTTCAGTAATCTCTTGACAATCAGCGCCATCTGTTGTACGCTCTTGCCAATGAGTGACATATCTGCCTCCGAGGCCCGCAAACAATTCGCCAGTCTCCTCAAGAGAGCCGCTTCGGGCGAAAGTTTCACCATTGTTCGGGAGGGGTATCCGGTAGCTATGCTCGGCCCGATTGTTTTGGGGGCTGATACCCATATCGGCGTGGCTCCGAACTATCGGCCTGCGGCACAGGCCATGGTCGTTTCCAATACCACTCCCACCATCGCCACCAACGCGGCTCACCTGTCCCCGAAGCCGCCCTGGTCAGATGCCGAACATGCGGCGCTGGTCAAGGATCGCGGCGCGAATTCCCCCGAGGCTTACGAGTACCAGGCCACGCACGCATGGAAGGATGAAAAGTGAACAGGCTACGCGGCGGTGATGGCATGAACTACGTGAAGCGGATAGGGGGCGGTGGCGAAGCCGCACCGGGAAGCAACGTAACCGGCAGGCCGCCAGATGACGATGCCCCTGCCAAGAGGACTGACCTGACCGCCGCCCTGGCACGAGCCCTCAAGCGTGCGCGAGATCAATCTCACAGGCTCGGCTTCGTGCCGGATAACCGTCCGGATCAGTTCGCAAATATGGCGCAGGCCGCTCTCGCCGCCGAGGGCATCTACCTCGTGGACCGTGAGACGCTGGCTGCTGCGCTGCGACCTGCTCTCGATCTTCTGTACCAGCCGCCCGAGATGGTGGGTGGCGACCATGCGCTCGCCATCGCCGCAGCCCTACTCGCTGAACTGGAGAAGTAATGCGGCTCGCCTATGCCGACCCACCCTATCCCGGTCAGGCCTTGAAGCATTACGCAGACCACCCTGACTATCTCGGCGAGGTGGATCACAGCCAGCTTTTGCGGCGAATAGACAGCATGTTCGATGGCTGGCTTCTGCACACCTCATCGACCGCTCTACCTGAGGTAATCCGCTCTGCCGATGCGGCCCATGTGGGCAGTTATCGGATAATGGCTTGGGTCAAGCCCTTCGCTGCCTTCAAGCGGAACGTCCCAGTTGCCTATGCTTGGGAGCCGGTACTTGTCAAGGCATGCCGCAATCCAGTCGTCTCTCATCGGATCGTGATGCGGGACTGGATCGCCGAGCCGATCACGCTGAAACGTGGACTGGCAGGGGCCAAGCCCGAGGCCGTTTGCATGTGGGGTTTCGAGATGATGGGCGCCAAATCCAGCGATGAGCTATGTGACCTGTTCCCTGGTACGGGAGCCGTCACGCGAGCATGGGACAAGTGGCGCTCACTGCTCGACAAGGCCGGTGAGGCGGAAACCGCTGAACTCCTACTCGCTGAACTGGAGAAGCAGGGATGAGAACGCCGAGAACGGCTGCGGGCCGGGTTACATGCATCTGCGGTGCCTCTGTCCTAGTCGACAACGCCGCGAATCATCTTCTGCGATCAGATCACAGGCCGCATAGGATCATTAGCTGGCCCCTACCCGCCACTGTCGCGGGCCGCGACTTGCTGAAATCAACGGCCGTGTTCGGATCAGCCGAAGAGATCGCTGCCCTTCAGAGCGTCGTCTTACCAGCCATCCTCGCCATCGAGGACGAGATGTACGACCTAGCCAGCAACGAGGGTTATCACTTGGGCATCGCTGACTGCAAAGAGCACGACCCAGCGCATAGGGCCGAGCCCAGAGGGATAGACGTAGAACGGCTGGCGCGGGCATGGAAGGTCGCCGTCGGAGGCTATGACGATAAGGCGATTCGATCAGCGGCCGTAGCCCTCGCCAAGGTTTACGAGGCCGCCAACCCGCCAGCCGTGGAGGATGAGGGGTGAGTGAGTTGCGGGCATGGGGCGTTGAGTGGCACAGCCGGAACCTCTTGGATGGCGAGCAGCGGTACTTGCAGTGGCGTCCTAGTGGCGAGCCAAACTTCACCCTGTTCCAGACGCGCCGCGAGGCCCGAACCTACATCGAGCAGCATTACGGGTACATTCGGCGCCGCCCTGATCTTCAAGCCGAGCCATTTGGCTGGCGAGTCCCGCAGGCGGTCCCCGTCGTCGTGCGCCGCAGATCCACCTTCTCAGCGGAGGAACCGGAGTGAGCCCGCTAATAGCGGCGCTTATCGTTATTGCGGCGCTTGGCTGGATCATTGCGGCGCTGTGGTTCCAGCTCGCCGTCAAATGGTCGCGGTTAGTCTCGAAGCAGAGAGCGCTGCTGGAGGAAGTTCTGCGGCTCAACGCCGACACTCTATCTGTGAACGAATCTTTGCTACGCGACCGCATCATGGAATCCGTACGAGGACTGCCTAGTGATCCGCCTTCTGCGAAACTCAACTAGCGCCGCTATTCTCGTCCTCCTCATAGCGGCAACCCCGATCAGCGCCGAGACAGGCATTGCTTCTGAGTACGGTCCAGGTAATGGGGTTGCGATGCACTTCTGTACGTGGACCCTGCGCCACACTTCTGGCTGCGGTTCCGTCAAGATCACATCGCTGCAAACCGGAAAGACCGTGGTCGCTCCCGTTGTTGATTGGTGTTTTTGCCTTGTGCCCGATTCCTCAGTGCCGCATCGCATCATCGATCTGCAATACGGTGTGGTCGAAGCTCTTGGACTTTCGGTGAGCACTGGACTCTACGAAGTGGACGTTCAGCGGCTCTCGACTACACTGATTCCGAACACGGCTTACCATCCTTGACCCGTTTGGTATCATGCTAGCCCATGGGTAAGGCACAAGCCGTCAGCGAGCCGCGATTCGTCATCAGCGATCTTCAGGAGCTTGCCGACAATGGCGTGCTTATGAAGGCCAATCAAAAGTTCTTCTGGCCGCTCGGCTTAGCTCTTGCATGGGAAATTGACAAGGGTAGCGGGCCAGAAGGGGGGACCGGCGCTCGTAATCTCCATGTCCGAGAGTGGGCCTTCCCTGACGGGCATGTTGAGACTATCGAGCTGGAGTCCGAAGATTCAGTAGCAGATGAGCGGCGGCGTAGATTTTCTGTATGGCTCGCTCATCGAATGGCAGCCATGCGGCCATGAATACGAAAACCCAGGTCGGACTGCGGCTGAACGGCCAGACATGGCACCGCATCCGCATCGCCGCCTTCCAAGCAGGTATCTCGGCCACGAATCTGATGGAAGCATTGTCCGCGGAATGGCTGACGGGCTACCAATTATCTGATCCGTGGGCGCTCGGCGTGCTCGATTCAGCCAAGGAACGGCAGCGAATTACCCATGATCGCCGCAGAAAGAGCGAAAACGACTCAGAACCTGTTTCAATCAGGAAAAAGGGCTGAATATGCTTCCTGAACCGATGAAAGCGTGGCTTGCGTGGTCTGAGCGACCGATTTTGGTGCTCGGCTTCGTTTCACACCACGATGGCGTCAAAACGGTCTGGATTGCCTCGGACGGCAGTTTGAACATCACCGACGACGCGATTATGACCCGCTGGCGCTACGCGGAAGGTGCAAATGACTGGTACCGCGTCGCCACGCTTGACACTGAGCAAGTTTCCACGTCATGATGTCGCCGCTACGCGGAAGTTCCTAATGAAACATGCCTCTCCCTCGACAGTCGAGCGGGTCACCCTTTGCATTGCTGTCCCCTCTGATGCTTTCCTGCGCTAGTTGCGGCAAGCAAATCTCCCGCGGCAATTATGTGAACGGCACCATTCTCTGTGCGGCGTGCGTGCTGGAACAGGCCGAAGACGAACAATTGCCGCATCCCAAGAATATCGAGGACTCATGGCGCTCCTTCGCTCAGATCAAGCGAAGACACCGAAACTGGCGGTAGAGGCTCTGCCTGATGGGCGAGTCCGAGAGCGCCGACCGGATGGTAAATTCTGGTACTACTACCCAAAGTGCCAACACTGCGGCCGCATCAAGGGCCGCAGTCAGCGTCCGTACTGCCTTCGCTGCCGTGGCGGACCGCGGACTGGGATTGTGCTCCATTGCCCGCTCTGTTCAGCGTTGCTGGACCGCGACGCTATTCTTGTCGCGATGTACATGACCGGAATCAGTACGCTTGATCTGGGATTCGTGTTTCACATGTCCAAGTCGCGAGCAGCCCAGATTGTGCGAAACTCATTGCAGAAGCGAAATGCCGCGAAGCGGTAAGGACTTCGCGCGCCTCGAAGCCGAGTACGTGACGGGTTCCATGAGCCTGCGCCAGATTTCCCGCGACGAGGGGATGAGCCAATCCACGATCGCGAGAGTCTCGCGGCTCAATGGCTGGGAATCGAAGCGCGCTGCATATCGCGCTTCTCTGAGCACCAAAGCCTACGACTTGATGAGCAGCCGCGATGCAGTCAAGCTCGCGGCCCGCAACATGCAGATGCTGGACATCGGCGATAAGGTCCTGACTCTCTTTGAAAAGCAGATGCCGATCTGGCAGAAGAAGATCGACGATGGCGAGACGCCGATCAGCGTCCGAGACTTCAAGCTGGTCGCCGAACTGACTCGCGTCATCATTGGTGAGCCCACCGAGCGAAGGGAGGAACGAAGCCTTGGCCTCAACCTCCACAGCTTCGATCTCGGCCAGCTCGAACGCTTCGAGCGAGCCGCAAGAGCTGCCCTCCCTGACGCCGCAACAGGCGACGGCGTTTCTCCAAGCTCTGAACAAGGAGATGGCCCCGACTGACGTATTCCGTTATGGCGAATACGTCTTTGGCTACGAGCCAGCCGCGCACCACCGCGAGATGGTGGAGTTCTGCTTAGAGGGCATTGGGAAGCGGATCAACTCGGTCGATCTTGAGCCGCGCGGCGCTGCCAAGACGACGTGGGTGACCACGATCCTGTTGTCCTGGCTGATCGCCAAGAATCCTGATCTGCGGGTCGGTCTGTTCAGTAAGACTGCCGAGCGTGCCTTTGACATGAGCCGTGGCATTCGGCTCACGCTGGAGCGCAATGAGCGTTTCAAGGAGGTATTCGGCCATCTCGTCAGCGACACCAAATGGACCGACGCTGCCTGGTTGCGAGCCGGAAGCCGCTGGGAAGGTTCCAAGGATGTGACCTTGTTCGCCGGAGGCGTGGGAGGTCAGGTCGTTTCCAAACGGTTCGACATCCTGCTGCTCGATGACGTGATTGACGACGAAAACTCAGCTACCACTGACCAGCGCGAGCGCATCAACCAGTGGATGTGGAAGACCGCCTACCCGTGTTTATCTGCTGACGGTGTGGTACTTGACATCGGTACTCGCTGGGCCGAGGACGACATTCACCAGGTGCTTATTGATCCCAAGCCCAAGGGGAAGGGCTGGAGACACAGGGTAGAAGGTGCGCTAACCCTCGATGGTGGAGAGTATCGGTCCTACTGGCCCGAGGTATGGCCGGTTGACAAGCTGCTGAGTTACAAAGAGAACATGGGCGGCCCGATGTTCGCCTGCGCTTATCTCAATGACATTTCGGCGATGATGGAGGGCAACGTCTTCCAGAAGACTTGGCTCCAGTGGTTTGACACTGATCCGGCACTGGCTGATCGCCATGGCTATCTGCTCATGCCCGATGGAGACTACACGCACCGCATGGGCGTGGACCTCGCCATGAGCACTCGCGAGCGAGCCGACTTCACGGCTCGGGTGACTCTAGCCGAGAACCGAAGGGGTGATTTCTTTGTGCTGGCAGCCCAGCGGGACAAGATGGAAGGTGGTCACGCCGCGTTCGTGAACAGCGGCTATCAAGCGTTTCCTCAGATTTCAGCCGTCAAGGTGGAGTCGGTCCAAGCCCAGTCACTTCTCGTGCAGGAGCTAATGCGCGACTACCCGCGTATCCCCGTTGTTCCGAAGAAGACCGATACCGATAAGATGACCCGTGCTCGCGCTGTCGCTGCACGCTTTGAGGCGCATAAGGTCTGGCTCCATTCCTCGCTTCAGGGTTCGGATTTCGTGGATGAGCTGATGAAATTCCCGATGGGCCACGATGACTTCGTTGACGCGCTGGGCTTCGCGATGGATTTGGGCGGCTCAGACTTCTCATTCAGCGTCGTGAAGCCCTCCGATCTGAATATCGCTCGCGGGCCGAAGCCGGTCGATCCCGAGAAGGCTCGTGAAGCACTCAAGACCGCCGAATCCGACATGCTCAAGCGAGCAATGCAGCGCACCATATCCGGTCACTTTGGGCAGATGAGGTAAGCATGGGGATCGTCGTTGACTGGCTGACCCGTGCTCTCGGGCCGAAAGCCGTGGATCGTAGTCCTTCGACCATGGCGTCCATCGCCATCTCTCAGAACCGAGCGTTCAAGACCAACACGCAGGCATATCGCCAGTGGGCCAAATCCAATCCGTGGATTCGCGGCGCGATTGACATTCGCAAGAATCAGATTGCATCTGCCGACTTCGAGATTGGCCCGTTCGATGTGAACCGACCGTACTCCAAGCGGCTCGCCGCAAGGATCAGCGACCTGTTCGCACATCCCAACCCGCGTGATCGTTCCTTCCGAGCCTTCGCCACACGGGTCATTGACGATCTGATGACGCTCGATGCCGGAGTTTCAGAGGGGGTTGAGACGCTCGACGGCGATCTGGTCCAAATCTGGCCGGTAGACGCCGCCAAGGTACGTGTCTCCACGACGTGGGAGGGCGACGACGACGAGCGCCGCTACTTCTGGTATCCAGACGGCCAATACCACGGACAGGGGTGGCGCAACTCCCAGATGAGCTACATGATGCAGAACCCGTCCACCTACTGGACGCTGGGCATCAGTCCGCTTGAAGTGCTGCGTGACGTGATCGTTTCCGAGATGGCGGCAAGCGATTACAACCGTCGCCTAGTGGAATTCCCGATTCCTGATGGGCTGCTGCATCTCGGCGAAGGAGTGCCGCCCGAGGAGCGCGAGAAGTTCGAGACGAAGCTCTACCAGGATATGACCTCTGGCGGAGCGCTGGCGATTACGGGCGGTGGCAAGAGTCCCGCGTATATCCCGTTCCACCCCTCAAATCGCGATATGCAGTTCATGGAACTGCTGAAGTGGTACGTCCAGCAGACCGCCGTCGTCTTCGGCGAGTCGGTGCAGGACTTCGGGATTCTGTCCGACATCAACCGCTCAACTGCCGATACGCAGGCCGAACAGTCAGAAGATCGCGGACTGCGGCCGCTCGCCGACCTGTTCCAAGACGAGATGACCCAGCAGTACGTCTGGCATCCGAGCTTCGGTGGACCGGACAATAACCTCGCTTTCAAGTTCCCGCACCTGACGATCCGTGAGACCACTGCTCAGGCCACGATCAACAAGAGTCGGCTTGGCGGCATCTCGTGGGGCGTGATGAACGAGGCGCGCGTAGACGAAGGCCGCGAACCATTCGGCGATGTCAATGACCTCGACAATCCGTACAACCAGCCGATCGTGAACACAGCTCAGGGTTTGGTCCGCATCCCTCCAGACCTTTCTGAGATTCCAACCCCCGCCGAGATGGCGGGCCTCAACAACAAAGCCGCCAATGGAGCGGCCCCCCAACCCGCCAATGGTCAGGTGAGCCAGCCCAAGGCCCAGGCTCCAGCCAACGCCGCGACCGAGGCTCCAGTCATCGGAGGAAACCGCTAGACCATGGCCGCCAGTTTGTCATTTCGTGTCTACACCGGATCAGCCGCAGGTACCGAGTCAGCCGTCGTTACAGGCATTGACCTAGAGTCCGCCGATAACGCGACGAACTCCCTCGCCAACCGTCAGGCCAACCCCATTACGGTAGGAACCAACTCCTACGAGAAGTGGCTCAAGATGAAGGTGGATACCGCACCCGCCAACAGCGTGAGCAACTTCAAGCTGTGGGGCGACGGCGCCGTACAGACTTCCACCACCCTCATGGTCACAGGTGCCTATACCACGGGTACCACGCCCGTCACCACCGTCAGCACCATCGCTAACACGACCTTCGTAAACTTCACCGCAGGCAATAAGCTCACGTGGGACTCGGGCTCGTACAGCGCCACAGCGGCCACGACCAAATATGCGGTATTCCAGCTGCAAGTAGATGCGACCTGCGGCCCGGGGAACTGGACCCAGGAGACCGTGAGCTGCTCGTACGACGAGGCATAGACCGGCGAGGAGTTACGAAGACACTTGACATGAGAAAGGACACCGAGTAGACTTCTAGCGTTGGGAAAGACGCAAAGAGGTGCTACTCGATGTCCGCTCCAAAGGTTAGACCATCTCTAGACGAATTGCGACGGCTATACGTGGAGGAAGGTCTGAGCCAGACGCAGATCGCGGCACGATTTGGTGTTCACCAGACCACGGTTTCACTCTGGCTGGCGCAGTTATCGCCGATGAAGGGCATTCCATCGCGTGGTGAACTTGCTGCTCTGTACAAGCAGAAAAGCACATGGGAATTGGCCGAGCACTACGATGTGACGCAAACTATGGTCCGTCGCTGGTTGAGCCATTACGCCATTCCTCGTCGCTCTTACCGGCAAAACAAGATGCCGACCAAGAAGGGTGGCAGTCACGACTGGGGTGTTCGTATTAGCCAGGGTCTATATGCCAGTGATAAGACTGGTAAGACTCGCGGGCGGGTCGGTGAACTAGCCCCTAATTGGCGAGGCGGTATCAAGACTGATCCTGAAACTGGACGAGTATCACTGTGGTCAGTAGAACGGCATCGCTACTTCCCGCGAGCATGGATCGTTTGGCAAGAGACTCATCCTGATGAGAGAATCACACAAGGCAATGTGATCCACCACATTGACTCTGATCCGACGAATGATGCGCCTGAGAATCTCGTGAAGCTGTCTGCGGCGCAGCACATCACACTTCACCGCAAGCAGGAACGCGAGCACATCGTCTATCTGGAAGGGCTGCTGCGTGCGGCGGGGATTGAGTTTCAGCCGATGCATGAGCATACGGATTAGTTCTTGACTTCTGAGCCTTAGTAGGTATCATGCTATCGCGGCAGACCGGAGGCGGTCTGGCGCAATGAATAGGGGTTTGCGGCGAGCGGCAGGCGGGTGATCTCACCATTGTCCACTTCTGCGATAACCCGCAAGCCCCTAATGAACAGCGGAGAGCGGTACTGCGATGGCAGACTAATCCGCCCACATGAGGATGGAACTGCCAGTCCTCACCGTGAAGCCCGACAGGGCAGGTCAGCCAAGGTGGTTGGAGGCTGCCGAGATAGTGCGACTAGGCTCGGTGAAGGTGGTCTAGGTCCGAACAGTCGCGTATGGGCCGATGACTGGTGTAGGCTGACAATGAATAGCGGCGCCGTACAGGCAGTGATGTAGAAGGGCAGCGACTTCACTTGGGCACAGGTGAGTCTCCACGCTACTTGCGGCGCCGCTAACTTAGGAGCACGCTTAGTCAAGTGCTTTGGGGCTGGTAGGCGAACTAAGATAAGTCTCCCGCGACGAAAGGTGCCAGCGGCTCCCCGTCGCAATTGAATAGGACGACCCGCGGCCCGCAGAGTCATGCCTGCATCCTCGGTCGTTGGTCGTCCTAACTCGCAGGTCCGCTACCTCTGGGCGGCGAAAGTGGAACTAACAATTCCAGCCTGCGAATTCAAGAGGATCGGGCAGTAGGCGTCTTACCAAGGGTGCCGTCCAGACGTGGGCCTGAGCTATGGTTCGGTTCGGACCCAGACATCCGCATAAGCCGTCCCTGTGGAAACTGCCCGATCCTTACTTCATAGAGGAGCCGTGATGTTGAGTCTCGATCCGTCTGCGGCGCCCTGTACGCTCCATAAGTACCATTCGCCGCGAATCTGGCGCACTGTTCAGCACCACGTCATCCCTGAATCATGGACCTCTCAGCTAGGACAGCCGCAGGCGCCGCGAGTCACGATCTGCGATACGGCTCACTACGCGATCCACCAGGTAATCGACATTCTGGTCTTCGGCGGGACCGTTGCGCCGCACATGCCACTCGCCTATCGGGACCTAGCCCAAGAAGCTGCCGACTGGTGGGCCGAGAACGGAAAGCCGCCCATTCACCGCACACTGGAGAAGCACGATGCCTGACCATCCTTTGAAAGTGAGATTGGGCCGCGTACCGAACGTCCCCGATGATCGCGACTGGACTCCCGAGAAACTGCACGCTCGATTGGAAGCGGCCAAGGAAAAGGCGCCGCAGCCCGATGATGCCCTCCTCGACAAGACGGTGCGGGAGGCGATTGATGAAGGCAGCCCTTTCTTCACGACGTGGAACGGAATACTCCAACTGTGGCGCTGGATCAAGGACATCCTGCATCGCAAGCCAAAGCCGACCCCGACTGACGTTCCAGCATGGCGCGACCTCGTAGTACTCGATCAGGGCAACTACGGGACGTGCGTGGGGAACGGCTGGGCCGGATTCCTTGCCGCGGCTCCCATCGAAGACCCCGGTGTGGATGAGACGCTGGCGCGAGCGATCTACTACGAATCGACCATCATTGGCGGCTCTCCCGATGATCCAGATGCTCCGGGCGGCGGGCAGCAGGGCTCAAGCGTCCGAGATGGAGCCAAGGCGGTCAAGAATCGTGGCAAACTCGCTGCGTACGCCTTTGCCTCTGATCTGAGTCAAGTCGATGAGTGGCTGAATAATCACAGCAGCGTGGTCTTCGGCACCAACTGGTATACGTCCATGTTCAGTCCTGACGCCAACGGCTGGATCAAGATTAGCGGACAGGTCGAGGGCGGTCACTGCTTCCTGTGCCTAGACAAGCTCGACGCCGAAGATGGCTACCTGTTCCGCAATAGCTGGGGTGACTGGGGCCAGAACGGTAACTTCAAGATGAAGACCGCCGATGTGAAGCGGCTTCTATCCGAATCGGGAGACGCGTGTCTCGCCGCCGAAATCTAGGAGGTCAGAATGGTTCTCTCACTTCGCAACTTGCTACTCATCGCGGCGGTCATCCTCTTTATCCTGGTAGCCGTGGGCTTTGGCGCTTTCCACTTGGGCACCGTCGTCCTCTCGCTGCTAGGGTTCGGTCTAGCCTGCTTCGCCGGGTCGTTCTTGGCGGGCTAGTTGGCTCTGCTTCTCCTCGTTCCAACTCGCGGTAGGCCGCAGAACGCCGTAGCCCTTCTGGAGTCCTTTCGGAATACGGCGACACTGGGCGATTCGGTGCTTCTGTTCGTGGTCGATGAGGACGACGATCAGCTCGATGCCTACCTAGAATCACTGCCGCCCGAGAACGTTGAGGTCAATGAGGCAATAGGTTCGATGGTCGCGGCGCTGAACGCCTCAGCCACGCTGCACGCCGCGATCAATGTCTACAACTACCTCGGCTTCATGGGCGACGATCACCGTCCACGAACGCTGGGCTGGGACAAGATATTCACCGATCAGCTCGCTTCGGTGGGCGGCGGATTTGTCTATGGTAACGATCTGTTCCAGGGTATGAGCCTACCGACGCATATCGTGATGAACACTTCCATCGTCGGAGCGCTGGGCTGGATGAGCCCGCCGAATCTGAAGCACCTGTACGTGGACGATTCGTGGTTGTACCTCGGTGACGCCGTAGGACGGCTCTACTACTTCGAGGATGTGGTGATCGAGCACATGCACCCCATGGTCGGCAAATCGGCCATGGATTCCGGGTATGAACGTGTGAACGATCCGGGCATGTATCACGCGGATCGCGGCGCATTCGAGGCGTGGAAGACAAACTCCGCTGCCAAGGACATCGAAACCGTCAGGCGCATCCTGCTGTGAAGCTCGTCATCCTCAGCGCTGGTCCCGATACTGCTGGCTGCGGCATCGCTCTCAAGCAAGCCTTCGACAAGTACACCGACTGGCAGACGCGGGCCATTTGCCGCAAGCAGGTCTACCTCGACTACGACTCGGACATCGTGTGGCCCAAGGGTGATCCAGGGCTGACCGAACAGGTCATGGAGATCGTCCGCGCCGCAGACGTGATCCACGTCATGGACTACGAATACGCACTCGGTCCTTTCCGAGATATGCTGGCGGGCAAGACTATCGTCGTCCATCATCTCGGCAGTTATTTTCGTCGCGATCCAGCCGGAGTCAGCGCCAAAGCCAAAGCGTATGGGGCCATCCAGGTTACCGATAGCATCGACCTGCTGCTCTTTCCGTGGATCACTTGGCTACCAGTCACGACCGATCTGGACGCCATGGCAGCGATTCGCAAGCGGGTCTACCGACCTTCAGAGCGGATCAGAATCGCTCACGCTCCGACCAACCGAGAACTGAAATCCACCGATGCCATTATCTCTGCGGTGGAATGGCTGGCGACTCAGTATCCGATTGACCTCGATGTGATCGAGCAGGTCCCCAGTCGTATGGAAGTTCTGGAGCGCAAGGCCGCCGCAGATATTTTCGTGGACCAGTTGAACCTCGGCTTCGGAGTGAACTGCATCGAGGCTTGGGGCATGAGCGTTCCGGTCGTCTCAGGCTGGAAAGACGACGAGCCGCGCCGTAAGTGCTTTGAGATGTGGGGCTATCTGCCATGGGCGGATGCCACGGAGAAGACGTTGGCGGACGTTATCGAACTCCTGATCTTGAATCCTGAGCGGCGCGCCGAACTGGGAGAAGTGGGTCGGCAGCACGCTCAGAAGTGGCATTCCCAAAAGTCAGTCGTGGAGCAGACGTTGGCGATCTATGGCATTTGATCCTGCGGCATATTGGGTCGAGCGCGGCCACGGCTTCGAGGCCGAAGCCCGCAAACAGGGATGGTGGGGCGCCGAGAACGAGCCTCTTAGTGATCTTCTCTCAACCCTGACATTCGCTTCAGTCCTCGAAGTCGGTTGCGGCTTTGGCAGGGTCGGGGCCAACATCCTGAGCAAGTGGCCTCAAGTGCGCTACACGGGTATGGATGTCTCGCCTGATCTTGTAGCAGCCGCCAAACGCAGGCTCCCAGATTCTGAGCTGTTCGTCTCCGACTTAGCAACCTGGGACACGGACCGCAAGTGGGACCTCGTTGTTTCAGTCAGCGTGCTGGGGCATCTGCTTCCGAGTGACATCAAGCAGGTCATTGCAAAGATGCGCCGCTGGGCTCGCAACGATCTGGTGACGATTGATTGGGATGAGGTAGGCGGCCGAACGGACTACCAGTGGGCACATGACTATAGGAAGCTCTACCCAAAGCGAGTGAGCCGCACACCTATCGGACGGCTGGCGATGTACCACCTCTCGCATGGATGACGTGACCTTCATTGTCACCACGCGTGACAGACCGATCTGGCTGGAGACGTGCCTGCAATCCATTCTGGCGACTGCGGCGACCGTAGATGTCGAGAGCCGAGTCCTAGTGATAGATGATGCCTCACGGGTTCCGGCTCAGGAGGTCTGCGAGCGAGCCGGAGTCGAACATCGGCGATTAGGCCCAGTCGGGTGCTCGGCGGCGCGGATAGCTGGTTATAGCGAAGTCACCAGCCAGTACGTAGCCTTCATAGACGACGACGACGTGTTGCTGCCACGCTGGATGAAGTTGCACCTTGAATTGATCGAGCAAGGGCACGATGTCGTCTCGGGCTCGTATTGGGAAACCGATGCTCGACTGAAGCAGACCAAACAGGTCACGTTAGGGCTCGCGACCTTCGAGGGTCTGAAGTCAGGCTACGTGCCGATCAACGATGGCAGCCTGCATCGCGTCTCGGCGCTGTCAGGGATTTCGTGGCGACCGGATCGGGATAACGTGATGATGATGAGCATGTGGCTGGCTCTGGCCGCGAAGGGAAAGTCCTTCGCCACTATCAATGAACCAGTCTGGTTGCATCGTCTGCACGCCTCTAACTTGTCTTCGCACCTTGATGAATCCGATGCAAGGTTCAGGGCTGAGGCGATAGCCGAATGGTCATAACCTTCGTCGTGGCAACCCACAATCGGCCTCGTATGCTCGAAGTCGAACTGCACTCTATCCTCTCCGCGGCGGCCATTATCGGCGGTGCCAAGATCGTGGTGGTGGACGACTGCTCTGAGGACTTCGCCGCGAGGATGATCTGCCAGCGGCTGGGAGTCGAATACCTGCGGCTCGATGAGAACGTTGGGGTCTACTCGGCACTGGTCAGAGGCTTTGAGCGGGTCGAGACGCCGTTCTACAGTTTCTGGGGCGACGATGACTACATGCTGCCGAGGTGGTGCGATGTGCATCTCGATGCGATTTCGGAGGGCTACGACGTGGTGGCGGGCTCATTCTGGAAGACCGACGCCAATCTGAAGCCCACCCAACTCAAGGTGCTTCCCGAGGCCAGAATGTACGATCTGCTGGAGGGCAAAGTCACGATCAACGATGGGGCTCTGGTGCGCCGCGATGCGGCGATCGAATTCCATCCTGAGCGGGGGCGAGCCATGATGCTGACCTTCTGGCTGGGAATGCTGTCTCAGGGCCGCAAGTTCAGCACGATTGACGAGCCAACCTGGCTCTATCGGCGCCATACTACGAACATGTCACTCCAGCGCTCAGAGAGAGACAACGAACTGCGCCGCGAGGCGATTGCGGAATACTCGTGATTCCCTTTCATATGCCTTCCATCGGCGAGGAGGAGATCGCCGCCGCAACAGCGGTCCTGCGCTCCCGATGGCTGAGTAGCGGAACCAAGGTCGAGGAGTTCGAGGCGGCCTTCGCCCAAGCCACGCAAGCCAAGTACGCGGTGGCCGTCAACAGTGCCACCGCCGCGTTACATCTGGCGCTGGAAGCGATAAGCGTGGGTCCCGAGACTGAAGTCTTGGTACCTACCTATACCTTCACGGCCTGTGGCGCTGTTGTGCTGCACTTAGGAGCGAAGTTAGTACTGGCTGACGTAGGAGAAGACTATCTGCTGCCGGTTACTTATCCTCGGGATTACCCGATAACAATGCCGGTTCATTTCGCAGGGCAGCAGGCCCAAGTGCCGAGCGGATTTACGTTTGAGGACGCGGCGCATCGGATGCCATCCCCGCTGTTGGGAACCGCCGCCGCATATAGCTTCTACGCGACAAAGCCTCTGACGACCGGCGAAGGCGGGATGCTGGTCACCGACGATATATGGATCGCGAAGCGCGCGAGATTGATGCGGCTACATGGAGTGGTCCGCAAGCAGGGAACCTGGGACTACGAAGTCACCGAGGCGGGCTTCAAGGACAACCTGACCGACATTGCGGCGGCGATTGGGTTGGTTCAGCTTCGCCGACAGGAAGAACTGCGAGCCAAGCGTGCGAAGATTGCGGCTCGTTACGACGAGGCGTTCGCTGAGAGCGGTATCAGGCTACCGCCGCGACAGGATCAGTGGCATTTGTACGTCATCCGTGTCTCCAATCGCGATCAGGTCATGGCCGCGTTGCAAGCACAGGGCATCGGAGCTTCGATCCACTTCAAGCCGCTGCATCTGCACCCTTTGTATCAGCGCCTTGCCTATCGAGAAGGCCAGTTCCCAGTCGCCGAGAAACTCTACCGTGAGTCGCTGTCGCTGCCGATCTGGCCGGATATGAGCAATTACCAGGTGGATCAGGTTATCGCCGCGGTGAGGAGTGCTGTTCGTGATCTGGAAATGGCTCCTGCGGTTATTTAGGCATCGCCGCAGAACGTACTACCCACTGCGACCAAACAGTGACTAGCGTCTGCTTCGTCACTCCCGCGTGGGGTCGGTTCGATCTGACCGAAGTTTGTGCTTGGCAGCGCGTGAATGTGATTCGGACACTCGCCGAGCATGGAATCGAAGCCTATGCGGTGTACATAGCGGATGACGCCAATCTAGACATTGCCCTAGGTTGTGGCTTTGAGACTGTCGAGCAGAACAACGATTTCCTCGGCCGCAAATTCAACGACGGGATGCAATGGGCTGGGGAACAGGGCTACGACTGGATCGTGCCCATCGGCTCAGATAGCTGGATCGACCCAAAGTACTTCTTGCCGCTGCCTGATCCGTCCGAGACTCGTACCTCGCCGCTGTACTGTGCGGTAACCGATACGCGGCTCGCTGAACTGCGGTCGCACGACGCTAAGGGCATCGGGCCGTACATGTTCCACCGAAGCCTGCTGGAGAGTTGCGGATTTCGACCAGCATCCGACACGCTTCACAAGTCGATTGACCGCTCGACAATCGCTGGGATCAATGCGCCGATCAATTGGGTCGAGCACAACCTGCACCCATTCCAGTACGTCGGCTTCCGCGGCTTTCCACACCTGACGCCGTACGACCTGCTGGTGGAGAAACTCGGGGTCCGCGAACATTCCGATCCGTGGACAATCCTGTCGGGCTACTATCCGACCGATCTGGTAACCCGCGTGCGTCGGGTCCTCACGATGCAATACGAGGCTGTCAATGGCTAATGTTCATGCACGGGCTCCTTGGAAAGACGTGACATTTGCGGGGGGCTATTGGAACTGCGGGCCGCGGCTAGAGAAGCTCCTGAAGTTCGTGCGGCCTTGGTTCAAGACCATCATTGCGGTTGTTCAGGAGTCACCGGACAACACTCTCGCGGTAGCGAAGAAGTACGCCGACGTGGTGATCGAGGAGCCGTGGCAGGGTCGCGGCGATCCTTCGATCCATACCGCAGTCGCCGCAGTCAAGACCAAGTACGCCTTCGTCATCAGCGATGACGAGATGCCGACCGCCGAGCTGTTGTTTAGCTTCCAAGACCTCGTGGATGAGCTGAAGGCTAAGGGCAAAGACGGAGCGTGGCTCCGTTTCGCCTCGTCCATCGACGGCATCGACTTCACCCGCGAGCAGGATCAGCACCTTCGCTTCTTCACCGCGACCGTAGGCTGGCCGCAGACCCAGCACGCTCGTCCGATGACCGAGAACACGATCCAGTGGAAGCCAGACGGCGCTCTAATCCACCACGACCGCTCTCTGGACGAGATGCTCCAAGATTATCTGCGGCGCTATGAACTCGGCACCAAAGATGCGACGCCCGACCAACAGGCGCACAACCAGAAGATGATGCGAAGCGCCGTAGATGCCGTGACCCGCAACAAGGGCGAAGCCTACGTCCGCAGCTTCGCGTGGTATCCAGAAGTGGTGCGGGTCGCCTATGCAGGCAATGATCCGTATCCCGAGGCTGAAGTTGAACCTGTCCCTGAACCTGAAGCGGCACCCGCCGCGACACCCAAGCGAGGACGACCTCGCAAAGCCGCTTAGGAGGAACCGATGACGACCCTAACTACTGACCCGGATTCTGGCATCGTTGCGAAGCTGACCTCGCTGAAAATCACATGCACCGATGCGGACAACAACGATTCCGGTTCGTACAACGCGTCTGCGTACCCAACCGAGCCGGAGATTCTGTACTACTTCAAGCTGAGCCTGTCGGGTCAGGACGACCTCAAGAGCAATACGTTCAGCACCAATTCCGATGGCGCGGCCGAGTGGCCCGGAGTGCTTCTGCCCGCCGCAGGAACGTGGACGCTGGCCCTTTTCACTGCCGCTGACGACCAGTCGGTGACTTCCACCAGCGTCTCAGCCAGCTAAACATGGGGGGCGCGGTGGTGGGCCGCCCGCCCCCCACCCGCAATTCTAGGAGCCAGCCGTGAAAATCCTGATCTCGGGCGCGGCTGGATTTCTAGGGAGACACTTCCTCCGCTACTTCCAAGATGCCAAGGCCGAGATTGTGGCCTTTGACATTGCCGTAGATCGGCCGGAGGGCGTGTATCACTTCGAGGCCCAGGAGTTCTACGAAAGCTCGCGGCGCCAGTTCGACATCGCCATTCACCTTGCGGCATTGGTAGGTGGTCGGGAGAAGATCGAGGGCGATCCACTGTACAACGCGGACTCCCTGAGACTGGATGCTGCGTTTTTTCGCTGGGCTTCTGAGCACGCCAAGTTGGCGATCTACCCGTCATCGAGCGCGGTCTATGGCGCCGCACTCCAGAAAGCCAAAGGTCAAGCGCTCAGGGAGGATGCCTTCAATCCAGAGAACGCCGCGTGGTACGCGCCTGACGAGATGTACGGCTTCACGAAGCTGACGGGCGAATATCTCGCTTGGAAGGCCGCGAAGTACGGACTCTCGACGCTGTGCATCCGGCCCTTCTCTGGTTACGGCGAGGGACAGGCCGAAACCTATCCGATCCCTGCTATCTGCAAGCGGGCACTGAACCAGGAGAATCCGCTAATTGTCTGGGGTTCAGGTCAGCAGTCCCGCGATCTGATCCATGTCAGCGACCTCGTGAATGCCACCATGGCCCGCGTCAAGGGCGGCGTGAACGGTTACGAATCCATGAATATCGGGACCGGCATCCCGATCAAGATGGTCGAGATCGCCAAGATGGCCGCCGAGATCGCAGGCTACGCGCCGCAGATTGTCAACGACGAGTCCAAGCCTGAAGGTGTCCATTCTCGATTCTGTGACCCTTCAGAGATGTTGCGCTGGTATCATCCTAGCGTTACTGTCTACGACGGACTAGCAAGGGTGATGCAGAGCTTGATTCGTGCCCACACGACTCACTAAGTCCCCAGGTTCCGAACACGAGATATTCCACTGGGGCCGCGGCGGCGATACCTGCCTCGGGACGCTGATGATCCCGGTGCTCAATTCGATGCCCGCCATCTCTGTGGCTTCGCTGATGGGAACCGACTGGACATGGCTCAAACCCGGCGAGTACGTCGAGCCCAACATCATCCACGGCTCCTCGGTGCTGACGCTGGCCCGCAATGAAGCGGTACAGCGCATGAACGGCGATTGGCTGATGTTCATTGACGACGATATGGTCTGGCAGCCAGATGCCATCAAGCGCCTGATCCAGACCCGCGAGGAGTTCGACCTCGATATTCTCGGCGGCTTGTGTTTCCGCCGCAGCGAGCCATTCCAGCCGACGCTCTACATGCGCGAGCAGGCTGATTCAGGTGCTTACAACTTCCTCGAACGCTGGGATTCAGACATCGTGGAGGTGGATGCCACGGGCTGCGCGTTCGTGGTGATCCATAAGCGAGTGTTTGAGAAGATCATCGGCTCGCCGATGCCGCCCCGTGAGGAGCGCATGAAGATCGGGCCGCCGCCTATCTTCCGCTGGGAGGGGACGCTGGGAGAGGACCTGCGCTTCTGTCAGGACGCCAAGAAAGCTGGCTGCCGCATATTCGTGGATACCCGCATCGAAGTCGGCCACGTTGCAGAGCAGATCATCACCAAGCGGGATTTCTGGATGCAGCTCGCCACGCGGCCCGATGAGGTCATGGATGAGCGCCGCCGCATCAATTCGGACATGGGACTTCCGACGGTCGAGAAGGAAGAAGCTCTAGAGAGTCTGCGCTCGTGAGTCTCTCGATTCCACCACCTGTCTACTATCCCTTCTATGGGCAGTACGGCTGGTATGGTTTCGATACAGGCTTCATGCCACTCAAACACGTCTTCGAGGTGTCTCTGGTCGGATACGAGGAGCACCACACCATCGGTGTTTTCCTCACAGTTTGGGATGCGAGGAGCGCTGCGGCAAAGGCAGCTCTTAGCTATCGGCGATGGTGTCGCGAGAACCTAGATGACTTGGACCCGCCGCGAGGTCTAGACCTGAAACCGAGAGTCAAGCAACTTCCCATTGATACCTACCAGCCGCCGTGGTGGGAATCGTGACTGTCTTTGAAGCGCCGCAGACCAGTGATGAAGCGGTTGCCGTAGTCGAGCATACTTGGTGGGGCGACACGCCGTACTTCCTGTTCATCGTCAAAGAGAACACCGAGCACGTAAAGATCGATGTGGACGTGACTGGCTGGTGGGTGATCTACAAGGACTGGATGCGGGGCCGGATGCGATGGTATCTGGCCCGCAAGACCGACGACACCATCGTCTTCGGTGTTGAGGTGTATCCAGGCGACAAGCCGTGGTACGTGAAGCATCACTCCTTGATCCTTATGGGGCCACGGGCAGGCACCGAATGGGTCGCCTATGGAATCGGCGTGACCCACGGCAAGAAGCGTCACGGCTTGTGGATCACCCAAGACAATCTGATCTGCGATGACATCGACATGGAGTCTCTACTGCGAGGTTAGGCCCACATGATCCTCACATTTGATCCAGCTTCTGCAAAGGTGGACCAGCCGTTCAGCCTAAAGATCAGCGGAATGCCGAATGACGACGTGCTGACCTTGGCCTTCACTGATCCAGACGGCAACGAGATCGGCGCGACGCTCGGTGAGGTTGACGATACTGAGTTCGAGACGCGGCAGAGTCAGCACGAGCCGGGAACCTACACCTATACTCTCAAGGACGCCGACGAGGTGCTGGCGAGCGCCGAGATTACGGTGACACCATGAGCGGCCTGCTGCTGCCAGTCGCGGGTGGGACGCTCACTCAGCACTTCGGAAATCAAAGCAACTACCTTGAATACGGGTACTGGCACGTCGGCGTGGAAACCGCCATGTTCAATCAGTATCCGGGCTCGACGTATGTACCTCACTATCACGCTGGGACTGATTGGGCGGCTGCTGCCGGGACGAATGTGCGGGCCATGGAAGCTGGAACCGTGGTGTACGAAGGCTGGGCCGCGAACCCTGGTCCGTATGCTGGCGGCGGGATCATCGTGGAAGTCGCCATCGCGGGCGGGATGCACTACGTGGCCTGCCATCTGTCCAGCAGCGTGGTTGCCAAGGGCCAGATGGTGAGTCGCGGCCAGACCATTGGCCGTATGGGCAGCACCGGAGTCGCGACCGGGCCGCACGACCACTGCTCCGTTTCGACCGTAGGTAGCTACGGGATTCGGACGTTCCGCAATCCTGAGCAGTACATCACGGGTGGCTCTCATGCAGGGTCTTCTCTGATCCTGCCTTCTCCGGTCAGCGGCACGAATCTGGTTGCAACGGTCGGTCCGGGCAACGTGACCGCCTATCACATCAAGCCCGGTACCCTCGTCATCGACGGGCATAAGACCGTCTACTTCAAGGCCGCGAGCTTCGCGGGCAAGGTCGTGCAGGGCGTCAAGGGCTATTACCTGTGTAAGACCTCCACGAGCACGTTCTACGGTCTGTATCTCATTTCCGGCAAGTCCGGGCCGTTTACCGTCAAGGCAGTCTAAGGAGAACCCATTGGACATCACGATGCAGAGCCTACTCACGGTAGGTGGAGCAACAGCCCTCGTTCTCATCCTGACGCAGGTCCTCAAAGGACCGCTGCCGATCCCAACCCGATTCGCTTCGCTTGAAGCGATCGCACTTGGCATCATCATCGTTGGTGGTGCAAACCTCGGAGCGGTCGCTGACGTGCGTCTGGCATGGGGCAATGCCATCCTGACCGGTATCCTCGCAGGAGCGAGTGCAGTCGGTCTGTATGAGGTGGGCAACTCTGTCGCCTCGGGGAATACGACCGGGTGAGAAGGCTGCTCTACCTACTCAGCGGGGTCGCCATCGTGGCGGCCCTTCTGCTAGGTACCAGCTTTTCACAGGCTAAGAACTGCCACGCCACACACACCTGTCCTCCTCCGACTCCCACAGCTACGGCAACAGCTACGCCCAGTCCTACTCCATCACCGACTGCCAGTGGGTCGGTACCCCCAACTGCATGTTCTGGCTACCCCGAGCCCCGCATCTTCATGGAATCCATGGGCCGCTGGCAGACCAGTCCGGGCGGAACGGGCAAGGACTACGAATACCTGATCATGGGAACGTGCTTCCCGATCAGCCAGCCTGTATCGGGCACGGTCCACTTCGACATCGTGGTGTCGCTGGTGGACAACCCCGGCACCATCACCGTCATCTCACCAAAGATCGCCACCAGTGCTGGTCAGGTGCAGCTCACTGAGTATCCGCTGAATCTGGCGTGTGGCACCCACGAGTGCTCGTGGACGATCTCGGTCAGCATCGATTCCACGCGCAGCCCGTATGACGGCTTCGAGGAACTGAGGCTGTTCACTGAGGTTCTGGAGCCCAACGGTCACGACCTCGCCGTCAGTGACGGCTGGCTGCTGGACATCGCCAATGGCAAGCCGCACAACGACATGTGGACCAATGGCCGCGAGGAAGGCCGCGGCTGGTACACGCATACCTGCTACGCAAACGCCCTGCTCAACCAGGCACCGCCGCTGACACCGCTGCCACACTCAGGGACGTTCACGGTCCACTGGAACGCCAACCATGGTGGGACGGGAGCAGATTGCTCACCTCAGCCAGTCACTAGTCGCGATCTGTGGCTCGACGCTGATCCTGACCATGCTGGCGTTCTAGTTCAGAGCGCCAGTGGTGGCGGGGATTCCACGGCGACAATTGACCTCTCAACCTTGACTTCAGGGCCGCATCACCTCGTGCTGATGACGCATACCTTTGATTCCTTCTTCGGAGGCAACATCCTGACCGGCTCCGAAGTCATCCCGTTCACGGTGCAGTAGGAGTACTCATGGCTGCAACCTGCTCTGCTAATCCAACCACGGTCGGTATCAACCAGACCACTGTTGTCAGCTTCACGGGTTTACCGACCAAGACTGCGCTGCTGGAGACGATCACCAATCCTGCGGGAGAGCCGACAGACAGTCATCTGGGCAAGATCGCCGTCGGTCACTTGGAGCAGTGGCAGGCTCGCAGTACAGCGGGAACTTGGAAGGTGGATTTGTACACCGACAACGCCAAGCATACGCACTTGTGTGGCTGCTCATATGAGGTGACCGCGTGAGACGCCTCCTCGCTCTTGCAGGGGCCGTCGCACTCGCGGCGGCCCCTGCCTACCCAGCCTTCGCTTCATCGGTGTGGAGTGATCCAGGGACGCAGTGGAACGCTCACGCGCCGTTCACCGTGAACATGCAGAACAACACCACTGGGGACTGGCACGCGCGAGTCGTGCAGGCCGCCGCAGACTGGTCAGCATCTCCGACGGTCGATGTGAATCTCAGCACGTCGGGCAAGGTGGTCATCCAGAACGGCCACTTCGGGACGGGGTATCCCTGCGGTGCGACGATCATCTACAAGACTGGCCAAGGGACGATCAAAAACGCAATCATCAATCTCAATGACGATTGTCAGGGCTACACACCCGGATTCCAGCAGTTGACCTGCATGGAGATGGGCCACGCTCTAGGGCTTGGGGATTATCGCCTTGATGATCCGCCGATCCCATCTTGCATGGCGCCATACAACTACGGTCCATCCCCGAATCAGGATGACTTCGACACACTTGCGGCGGATTATCCCTAGATGGCGACCACGTCAATGGTGGGGTTTGAAAGCGCCGATAGCGTCATCGACGCATTGGGTGCTGGAGGTAGTCCGAATCTGGGCCTAACTGGATCGGCCGCTTACGCCACGAACATCGTGCGGACCGGAACGCGATCATTGCGAGTGAATCCGGGCAGCGGCGCGTCTGGTTCCTTCAACACCCCCATAAACGGGCAGTTCCTCCATTTTGGTTTGTATGTCGCCAGCCTGCCTTCGGTGCAACGGGTTATCGCTGGGTCCTCAGCTAGTACCCTCAATCTGCGATTGGAGACTACTGGCGCCTTGTCGGTGTATGACACGACGACACTGATGGGCACCTCGACCACCACGCTCAATACTGCGACTTGGTATTGGATCGGTTTCCGACGAACGACTGGGACAAGTGTCGTCTACCTTCAGATAAATTTCGGGAACG